AATTGGTCGGTTCCTGGTGTATACGATAATTTAAATGGTAACTCAAGTTCAGGACTTAATTTTTCAGGGTTAACAATTATTGATACACAACATTTTGAGTTCGGTAATGAAGATATTAAATTTGATATGACTCAAGAAATTAACGATATCTTAACAGGTGCCACTACAGGTGTGACTGGATGGGGAGTCGCTTATTACCCTCAAGTTGAAAATATTACAGGTTTAACTGAAAATTATGCTGTTGGATTTTTTACGAGACATACTCAAACTTTTTATGAGCCCTACTTAGAGACCACATATGATGACCTAATACAAGATGATAGAAATATTTTTTATGAAAATAAAGAAAATAGGTTATATCTCTATAGTTACCAATTTGGTAATCCTCAAAATTTTGACGAATTACCTACCGTGGATATTATGGATATGTCAGGTATGTTACTTTACTTAGACTTACCTACCTGTCAAATAACTAATGGGGTATATGAGGTCATAGTCCCACCATTAACATCCTCAAGTGTGCCGTGTATGATGTATGATACATGGAAAGGATTAAAAATTAATGGGGTAGATATTTCTAATAAAACTAATGAGTTTGTGGTTAATGATTTATCGGACTTATATCAAATCGGTTCTACTACAAACAACCCTTCAATATATGGTTTTGATTTCTTCGGGATAAAACAAGATGAAAAGATATTAGGTCCTGATACACGTAAAGTTAATGTTATAATTAAAAAGGCTTATACTACAAATGAAATATTAAATAAAGTTAATGCGTATTATAGAGTATATGTTAGAGAAGGTAAGACCGAGGTCCAAGTTCAAGATTGGACAGAATTAAATAGAACGCCCGATAGTCATTACTTTATGTTTAACACTGACGATAAAATACCTAATGAGTATTTTATTGATATAAAGGTTATAACTGATAGAGAAACTAACACTTATAAAAGAGAACTTAAATTTCAAATAGTCAATCGAAAATGAGAAAAATATCAATAACTGAGAATCAACTTGTCGAAATAATTACTAGAGTAATTAACGAAAAGAAGAAAAAGAAAAAGAAAAAGAAGGACACTACTTTATGTTCTAGAGGTAAAAACGCTGCGAAAGCGAAATATGATGTATATCCATCGGCATATGCCAATGGTTATGCGGTACAAGTATGTAAAGGTAAAATGCCTGGTTTAGATGGACAAAAAAAATGTTCAGGAAAATATTGTTAAGATAAAAAATAATTGTTATATTTGTTTTAAATAAAAAAACATGTATCGTAACCCTACCTATCGTTTAGTAAAAATTAATAATGGTCAAGAGACAATTATTATTGAAACTGAGGCCACCTGTATTGAAAGGGCTTTAGATTATTTTTATTTAATGGTACCTGAATCTTACGGTAATAAAAAATACGCAATTAGGATTAAACCCTCTAATGTTAGAGATATCGCTGTAATTTGGGATTAAGAAGTTTTAGATATTAACCATTTGTATCCTACATCACCACCATTTAATAACCAATCAACATACTCCTTATCTTTTTGTGGTTTTCCTTTAAAAGTCTCATTTAAAGTGATAGTTTCTTTTTTACTGTCAAAAAATTGTTTTAATTCTAATAATTGATTTTTATGTATTATTTTATTTTCAACTATCTTTTGTGTAAGTCGATTAACGCCTTTAGAGTACGATAAACCTTTTTTCATTTGACTTATAACAGGTGATGGAACTCGAATATAGTCATTATCCTCTATTATAACAATTTTAAGGTCACCAGAGCCCTTAATTACTCTGTGGTACGTCTCTTTATTAATGGAGTATTTTTGTCCAACCTTAAGGTCCTGAGGTAGTTCCTCGTCCATTTGTAGTTTCCAACCGTCACTTGACTCTACGAGTATTGTACGGTCGTACTCATCTTTATGCCATTTCAACTCTTCTGAGTTAACGGATTCATTAAAAACTCTACGTTTTTTGTTATGTGATAGTTGCGTATCTGAATATATCATTACCAAAATCTCCCTGAGACGTTTTTTCCGAAGTCTTTATGTGCTCTACAAGCCCAATAACCCGCCTTAGTCTTATCCTTCTTCATATGACACCTATGTCGAGCAGCGAAGGATTTACGAGCTCCTGGGTCATTCCATTTAGCTGTCATAACAGGGGAGCCATACGATACTTTGATTACCTTACCCGTCTTAGGGTTTTTAACGTACACATACCACTTCTTAGGTCCACCTGACTTAGGTTTGTTTAAACTAACATCTTTACCCTTATATTCGGATTCACTAAGTGTCTTTAGACTTGCACCTAATTCCTCAAGTGATGATAATGATTCGTTAGGTAACTCACCGACCAATTTCTCAACAGTCTTCTTAGCTACCTCCGCAGGTACTGATAAAGCCATAGGGGTTTTATTATTTCTTAAATCTAAATAATACATTTTTAACTCCTTAAGTGCACCTATTTGGTTTATATCTTTATTTGACTCGGCCCATGCAGATTTTGACATCTCCATAGTATACCCTAGTAAGACATTGTAATTTAAATCGTTATTACCATCTTTACCTTTATAATCGGATTCAGATAAACCAAATATTTTTTTAGATTTAGGATTAAGATTCGATGGTTTAATAAGTTTTGCTGGTATTGTTTCTGAATTAGACTTTAATGCTTTTTGCGCTCTATGATTTCCGTCTAATATCCATTGAATTTTACCATTTTCATCTACCATAATTAAAATAGGGTATTGAGATGAGATTTCTACTTGACTAATTCTTTCTATTTCCTCAGGATTATCATTCCAGTTTAGAACAATATTAGCTAATTTTTTAGTGGGGAAGTTTATAATTTTAATGTCTTTTGTAAGTTCTAAAATATCTTGAAGAGTTATTTTATCCTCATCTTTTGACCAAGACGTATCCGCACCTTGTTCATCAATTTCATTGGCGTATGTTCCGTCCCAACTAAATGCCTGTTCATTAACCATTGGAAAATCAAACGGTAATCTTTCACCCTTATAATTAAAAAATCTACCTCTATCGGATTCTAATAACTCCACTTCCTCTTCTGACCATTGATGGTAACCTTCACTATATAGTTTACGTGCTTCGTTAATTACGTCAAAGTATTTGGGACTACCATATCTAAAAACATTTTCAGTTAATGAAAGACTATTATCGATATGATATTTTAATTCTTCAGATATTACGGTTTTTTCTTTAGTGTATGATTTTAAAACAGATTCAATTAATCCCGTATCAATTAAGTCAGGTTCATCCTGACTATCATCATATGATTCATCATCTGAATTATCTAAAGGTAATTGGACATCATCGAAAGAATCTAAACGTTTTGGTTGTAATGGAGGGTCTAATAAAAATCTTTGATTTATCCAACTTCTTAATTCATTTTCAACAAAAAATTCGGGTACAGGTTCATCGTCAGGTTGTGTAGAAGCAATTTCAGATATGTGATAAGCGAATTTTAATGTATTCTCATTATTCATTAAATTCATTAGACCGTCACTTATAAAGAATATTTGACTAAAAGGGTCAGTTGGGTTTATATCTCCCTCAGCAAAACTAAACATTTTCATGATTGCTTTCGCCCACCAAGATTTATATGATGGGGTTTCTTTTAATGTTGGTCCAAATAACTTATTTGCCGCTCTCATTGCTGAGGTAAACATTCCTGCAACGGCAATTTGTGGTATAAACCAAGGCATTAAACGTATAAACGCTTTAAATCCACCTTCACCTATATGTTTGGCTAATCTTTTGTTTTTGGCACTATCAACAATACTCTTTAATTGTCCGAATGTTATTGGTCCTTGAGCACTACAGAACTTTTTAGAGTCACAGATACTTTTAATCACTTTACTAGATACATTAACGTCACTAACATCATTAACATTACTAACTTCATTCTCTAACACTAAACTAACTAATCTTTCTATAGATTCATTCTTTTTTTTATAATTTTTCACTTTAATTCTTGTTGGTTTTTGACCTTTACCTGATTGAGTGTCTTTTTTTTCTTTTTCACGTTTTCTACGACAAGCAGAGTCTTTTTCTTTTTGTGACATTTTACCAGCAACACCAGCACCTCTACACACCGGATACCCACCTTTATCGGCGTCATCACGACCACATGGAGGATGACCACCACCCTTTTTCTTTTTACAAATATTAACCCATGGACCTTTCGGTTGGGAAGAACCTTTCTTTTTTTTCTTATTCCCAAACCATACGGCTAAATCTTCTGATAAAATATATTCACTCATACTTGATTATTACTATACTTCTGTTATGTATTAATAAATATAACAAGAAATAAACTTATTACACTTAATAAAAAGAAAATGGCTAAAGCTAAAAAATCAGAGTCGGAAGAGACGACTAAAAAAACAACTCCAAGAAAAACAAGAGCTAAAAAAGTGGAAACTGCTCCTGTTGAAGAAATAGTAAATGAAGTATCAGAAACACCTAATACCGATGAACAACCAAAACCTATTGGTACATTATTTGATACTATAAACTACACTAATCTTAATGATTTTGATAAGTTTGTACAGAACTTAACTGGCGACCAATCATTGTACTGTGTAGTGCACGCAGCTAAAGCGGCACACAAAAGAGGTGTGTTTAGTATTGAAGAGTCTGAGATTCTCTCAAGAGCAATAAGAGTGTTAACTACTCCACCTGAAGATAAAGAAACATCCGTTCCTGACCCTGAAGTACACAAGGCTGACTAATTAAATTAAAAAGGGACATTGTCCCTTTTTTTATGCAAAAAAAATACATTATGACTAAAAGTGAAATTTGTTCTAAAATTATAAAAAATGAAATGATTATAATGAAGGCACATAATAGTGGTCATAGACCAAATGATGCTGATGAGTTTCAACCCTTAAGAATTGAAAATGAAATTTTAAGGTGTTTGTATTTTGGGGAAGATTCTCCTCATTGTATGAGAAATTATACAAATAAAAAAGGGGACCAATAAGGTCCCCTTTAATATTCCTATTAAGATATATTATCTTAAAGAGTTCAAGTCAAATGTTCTAACACCATCAACTACGATTCTACCATAGAAACGGTTATTAACCATTTTCTTAGCGTATCTCGTCATAATACCCTTTATCGGAGTAAAGTTGAACGGGTTATACATTGTAGGTGTCAACTGTAATGGTACATACGGTGCGTAAACGTACCCTGTATCCAATAATGAAGAACCTTTATGTCCCAATAACACTGTGTTTGGTGGGAAGTAAGGGTCACGGTAAACTTGATATCTACCTGATAACGTTCCTACTCTCTCAATACCCATGTTGTATTGGTCTTGGTCTGGAGCCGCATTTGATACGTGGAAGTATTCCAAGTCATCAAAGATAGCTGAAATTTCCGAAGAAACAACAATCCAGTTAGCTCCACCTCTTAATGTAGATTTGTGAATTTGAGCTGAGATTTGGTTAATCGCAGTAATCAATGTCTGATTCCAGTCTTTTTGGTTATAGTTAACTGAACCATTAGACACTCTCTTCCATCCGTTGTAATCCCAACGTAATGTCCAAGCCGCACCTTTTCTTAAGTCTCTTAAGATTTCACGGTCAATTTCAGCAGCCACTTGTTCTGATAATAAAGCTGTTAATTCAGCTTCAGCATCAATGTTGTGGAATGCAGAAACATCTTGTGCTAATTCTGGAGACCATTGTGCTCTTAGTTTTCTTTCTGTAACTGATACAGTAACTGCATCAAGGTCGAAAGAAACTTCACCCATTTGGTCTTCAAATTCTAAGTTAGCGTATACTCTGTAAGCCCCACTGAAAGATGGTAAAGTTGCTACAGTAAATGTAGTTCCTGTATAACCGTCTACTGTACATGTAGGACATCCAAGTGCTGGTGTTGAAGTATCAATTGATAAATAGATACAACCATCAACGTCACAAATGTCATCATACTTTCCACCGTTACCTGTGTAAGTTCCTGGAGGGAAGTTAGTTGATGCTTCGCTACCGTATCCTACGATACCTTTACCGTACTTCTGTGTTACAACGTTAAAGTTATAAAAAGTACCACCTGAACCTTTAACTTCTAAAGATGCTAAGAAACTTTCAGTATCCATATCGTTACCTGAAGGTCCGATTAGTTTACCTGCTCCAGCATTACTAAATCCACATAATTTAACCAAGATTGTTCTTTGGTTACCTGTGTAGTCAGATGCAGCAGCGTCTACTAGTGTAGAACCGTCCCATTTAACTGGAGTTACAGTTGTAACAACACCTGAATACGACCCTTTAGAGTAATCAAATAATCCTTCTGGATTTGAATTTGGTGTTTCACCTTCATAAAATCTGTCATAAAGATTTTTACCTGAACCATAACCTGACTCAGTACCTCCTGTAGCACCAGGTGCTCCAAATGGTTTGTGATGATTCATTGTTCCATTACCTTCAATACGGTTTTGGATTTTAGGTACAAAGTAGAATAATTTACCGATTGGTAAGTTCATCGCTTGTACTGATACTATATCATTAGCTAATAATTTAGAAAATACTCTTCTAATGATAGGGAAGACTACTGTTTCAAATGAACCTGAGTTATCTGAAGCAGATGCTTCGTTTATTAAGTGAGACGCTTGGTTTTCATATAATTGTGCCATGTTCTCTTTTACGTGACCTTTAAGACCCTCTAAGAATCCTAATTTGTCCCATTTGTTGATTGTGTCTTCTTTGATAACTTTAAGGTGTTTTAACCCAATATTACCAACAAGACCCGATTCTAATAATGCTCCCATTGTTTTTTGTTTTTTAATTGTTTTAGTTTTAAAGCTTTCTCATTAAATCCTTCATTCTCATGAACTGAGGATTTTCGTAAGTTTTACTTTCTATAAGATTTGTAGCAGAACCTCTAGATGGTGATTTCTGTACTTTAGATGTAACTGATTCAGCCACAACTGAAGAACTTCCTTTCGAGTCTAAGTCTTCCTTTACGTTCTTATAAAGACTTTTTGATTCTTTGATTGTTTCAGCAGAATCGAATCGTCTTAAAATGTTTATTTTTTCTTGTTTTGTAGTCGAATGCTCAGTAAACAGTCGAGTTGCATATGCTAGATTTGAGTTGAAAACAGCAACTTCATTAAGTTTTTCTTTAAAGATGTTAAGTGCCTTACGGTACTCTTCATTCTTCTCCCTTAATTGTTTTACTTCTTTCTCAAGTGCAGATTCGTTATACCTTGCTTTGTTAGGTATAATTGATGGTCTTGATAAACCTTTCGATTTGTCAGATGAACGTTTTTGTCCTCTTGCGTGACTTCTACCTTCTTTAGCTTCTTCATAATCCTTGTGAGATTTTGAATCGTCTCCTTTTTTACCACCATACTCTTCGTAATTTTCCTCTTTGTGATGTTCTTCAGAATCATAGTGTGCGTCTTTTTTCAACTTCTCAATTTGTGAGTAGTCGTCCTCAGCCGAGTCACCATAATAGTTTCCGTCATCTTCTCCGATTTCAATTTCATAAACTACCTCGTCTCCTTCGTTAGATTCTTCGTAATCTTTGTGTGATTTTGAATCGTCCCCCTTCTTACCTCCGTATCCTTCATTTGATTCTTCATAATCCTTGTGGGATTTTGAATCGTCGCCTTTCTTACCTCCGTATTCTTCGTTAGACTCCTCATAGTCCTTGTGGGATTTTGAGTCATCACCTTTCTTACCTCCGAATTCTTCGTTAGATTCTTCGTAGTCTTTATGAGATTTAGAGTCGTCTCCTTTCTTACCTCCGAATTCCTCCATTTGAATTTGATATTCAACATCAGCCTCTTCGTCTTTAAGTGTGATTTCGTCACCGTCTTGTGTTACAACGATTCCGTCTTCTTCACCCATAGCCTTGAAGACCTTAAGGATTTCTTCGTCAGATGCACCTGTAAGGTCGAGTGGTAAAAGAATTTCTTCTTCATCATCCACTTCTAACTCATCACCTGGTAAATCCATCATAAGCATTTCATCAGAATCAATTTCAATATCATCTTCATCCTCATCGGATTCGTCTTCAATTTCCATTTCATCATCTAGTTCCATGTCGTCTTCAATGTCAAGTTCGTCTTGTTCTTTTGTTTCGTGTTTTACACCTTTTTCAATTCCTTGACCTTCCATTGCTTCAACAGACACTTCGTCTTCAATCTCATCTTCACTTAGAGATTCTTTTACTAATTCACTGATTTCTTCCTTCATAGTAGAAGCAAGTATTCCTTTTGCATTCTCCGTAACGGCTTCTTTCAAATTTTCCATTTGTAATAGCGCTTCTTCAACTAAGTTTTGTTTTTTTTGTTTCATTATAGTTTTTTTTGCAAAATGTTTATTTATAGTTTCTATTATAAATATACAGAAATTGAAAAAAAAACCTTTTACTAAACAATAGGCAAAAAAAAATCGGGTATTAGCCCGATTTATAAATTATAGTATGTGTATCGATATTACTCGATTACTTCATCAATTTTACTTTCAACACATGCGGATATTCTCCAATCATGAGTAAAACCTTCAAATGCTTTAGTAACTTTCGCTTCAACATCTGTAACGTTAAAACCTTTTACTAATTTTTCTTCTCTGATTTTTTTGATTTTACCTGAGTGTTCGTCTGGCAAATCATACTGAATTTTTGCAACAAAATACTTTTCTTCCATTTTACTTTTTTTTTAGTTATTAATTAATATCCTAAATAATCGGTTAATTTTCTCATTAAGTCAAGTGATTTATCTAAACCTTTTTCAGGTTCACTACTTGAACTTCTTTGTTTAGTTTCTTCTTCAATATTCTCATCGTACTTCATTCTATCATCTTGATTAAGGAATAAGTAAGCTCCAGGTGTTGATGGTGAGGATACTAAATCAAAACAAATTAATTCAAAATCTTCCTGTACTTCATTCCTATCACCTTTTTTAACTAATGAACCTACACCACGAGAAGATACTCCCATAGTGACTCCTTGTCTCATAAGGTTCGCTGCTTGGTCACCTGGACATGATACTACACCTGTTTTATGAAATCCTGGCGATGTTAATAGTTTAATTTTTCCCATTAAAACATTACCTTCCCACCACATATCAGTTATTAGGTGTGATACACGGTCTAAATCGATAAGTGATGATTCAGGGTGATTAAGTTCTGATATTGATAATCCTTTCTTTATCGCTTCTTGGTATTTTTCACCTTC